GAAAAATCCCTCAAACGTTGTTGAGTTAGGTTTTCCAAATGTTGAAACTAATTCTTGTTCGCTAGAAATACTAGTAATCTCATCTAAAGGTCCTTTAGTTGCTTGAATAGCAACTGCACCGATAGAGGTTGAGACTGCTGGTATAATTCTAGTAAGGTCTTTTTCCTGTACGAGAACACCTGCTGATACTTGAAATGCCATTTAGGTTTCTCCTTTTAATTAGCTAATTTAATTATTAAATATTCAATACTCATAAGTTTTCTTATGCCCATATTCAAAATTCAACCTTACTGATATTTATAAGATGTTAGAATTAGAGTCCTTTTCTTACGACAGGATGCCATACATCTCCGTATTCGTCAACTTCCACCTTTTCATGGTCTGGTGTACCGTCATCTACGAAGCCAAAAGGCGCCATATCCTGTTCAATTAAGGATTGTTGTTCATCATACAACATTTGTCTTGCGTTTGTGTCTGTCATCTCTTTAAAAAATGGTTGATTAGATAACCAGCCAAATATAACTAAACACATCATTAAATCGTCTGTATTACCTTCTTCGGCCTGCCATGATTGACCTCTTCTTACAAAAGTTGACATCTCTTGAACAATATCAAAATCATGTATACCTATTTTATCTGACTCAATTAATGTTTTAATATTAGCACAACCTATTTTTTTAATTTGTTTAGTCATCTTAACACCAAAGCCAGAACCTCTACCACTAAATCCGGCACCTAATATTTGACCTGCACGACCTCTATTTGTTGTCATTAATAGATTGTCATATTCTAATTCAAATTGTAATGCCTCTGCAACTTGTTGACCTAAGTCATTTGTTTCGACTAATACATGTGCGTGATTATATGCATTACAAACCTTTTCAATAGTATGTGGAAATAATAAAGGTTTTATATCATTGTTACGATATTTTGCAACTACTTTAAAAGGCATTTGTGATACATCTAATATTATAAAAGCAGAATAATCTTTTAATACTCCTCTTGCAACATCAACAGTACAAACATATGTTCTATCTTTTATAGGGTCTTCATATACATCTAAACCTGCATTAGAAGTTTTTGGTGCTTTAAAAGATATATTTTTAATTTTAGATGGACTAATTAATGTATTTACAGAACCTAAAAATTCACATTCAAACTCTTGTTGAAACTGCTCTGCTGAGGTATTTCTAATAGTCTTTTCTTTCCATTCTTCATCTCTGCCTGGCACCTCTGACCAATGAACGTCAATAGGCACATAATCATTTCTTTTATTTTCTGCGTCTGACCATAATTTATAAAACTGATTCATACCGTAAGGTGTAGATACAATAATCATTTTAGTTTTAGTACCAGATGATATTGTAGGATAAACAGAGCTAAAAAACATCTCTGCTATATTTGGCGGTACGAAAGCAAACTCATCAAGAAATATTATATTATATGAACCACCTCGAATTGCACTTGAAGAAGTTGCAGCCGCCACTATTTGAGATTTGTTTTCTAATTCTATATTACCTTTATTCCAGTTTATTACACCTTGTTGTAACCACTTTGGTAAATTTTCATATGCTAATTGTACTCTACCTAAAATATCTCTAGCAGTTGTAGATTTGTTGGCAAGTATGGCAATATTAGAATTAGGATTAAATATTGCATAGTGTAAAAGATAAGAAACGGTAGTAGTTGATTTACCACTTTGTCTAGGTAATTTGCATATTGTAAATCTATTATCATGTATAGTTTTTACAATATGTTTTTGAAAATCATACATCTTAAAAGGTACAAGTCCTTCATCAAGACTTACAATCTTCATGTAATTTTCCATAAAGTAAATTGGATCTTTAGCACACTTTTGAAATTCAAGTATGTTGTCTTTTGTAAACTCAACAGGTGTGTTGACTTTTTTAAGATTCGGGTTACCTAGATATGCGTCACTCATTTAATATAATTCCTTAAATAAAAGATTTTACTTATCTTTAGTGTTATCTTTTTCAGGTTGTGTACTATCGCCTTCAATAATATCATCTTCTTTTTTTCTATTTAACATTTTCTGTAATTCATTTGTAGAACCCACAAACAAAGCATTTTTTATATTAGCTGTGGTCTTATTTGGTATATCTTTTAAATCTTTTAATTTCTTTTGCAAGTCTTGAAGTTTATCTACTGTAGTTGTAACTTGACCTATTAATTGACCTGCAACTTCATATGCTCTAGGGTGTTGTCCCTCTTTTGCAATATCTAATATACCTTCAATAGCTGCATTGCCTTTGTCTATTAGATTATAATAATTATCTCTACTATGAGAATAATCATTATCTATATCATCTTTTGTATCGTCAATTTTTCTAGGTACAGGAGCTGGTTGTTCAAACTCTTTTAAAGAAAACTTTTCTTCTTTTTTTTCTATACCTAAAATATCATTTACATTATCTTCTAGTTTACTCATCTGTATCCGTCTTTGGGTTATATCGTTTACCGTCTGCAAAGGTTGATATTGTTGTTGTAAATCCGAAATCATCATCTGCGTCAGCAGTTGTAGGATTAGGTGTGATTACAATTCTTTCTTCTCTAGTTAATTCTGGGTCAGTATCAGCACCAAGGTCAGCCTGTACAGTTTTAATAACACCTTGATTTGTCATTGGTCCATATAGATATGTTTTAGCTGTAAATGATAAAGTATAAACTACAGCTCTTCGTGTTGTAAAATCACCACTATATGTATCTTCATAATTTACACTATTTAAAATTATAGGTATGTCTCTTTTAATTTCTAATTCAGGTACAACATTCATTGTAACTGTATATTCTGGTTGAAAGAACGGTAGTATTTGTTCTACTATTTGTAAACCATTTTCAGCAGTTGCTGTAAAAGAATATAAACTAAAATTAATATTATAAGGTACTGGTGTATAATTAAAATTTAATTTTTTACCTTCTTCGCCTGATTTTATTCTAATAGTTTTATTCATCTTATTAAGTTTTCTACTAGAGTCATAAGATAAACCAGTAATTTCAAAACCTAATCTAGGTAATGTAATTGCAACAGCTCTATCTTCTTGTAAATTACTTTGTTGTTCTAATCTTACTAAAAATTTTTCTTTTGGTGCATATGCTAAAGGCACTCTCATTCTTTTAGTTACAGCACCTGTGCTACTTGTATTTTGTACAACTATATTGTTAAACAATTGACCAAATGCAATTGTTAACTTACGCATACCCTCGTTATAAAAGTGTGTTCCAAACATTATTCGTCAACCTCTCCAAATGGGTTTCTTTCAGTAAAGTCTAATATATCGTCTGATAAATTACCAACTGTATCGTAACCTGCTTCTGCGTTTAAATCTAAATTACTTGCATAAGGAGATTGTGTTTGTACAACTTCAGCACCTGTATATTCTTCATTCATTAAAAATGCTGGTTGACCAGTTGAGTAATCGTGATAGTCTTCTAGTGTAATTGAACCACGACCTGTTAAGTTTTCTTGACCTAACTCTAATTGGAATCTGTAAGCGTATTCGTTTAATGATAATTTATCTTCAACAGCGTCTAGTGTAGCCACACCAGTATTAATTTCTTCGTTTGCATATTCCCAACGAGTTACTTTTAATTTGTAAACAGGTAAGTTACCAAGTTGGTAAAAAGGTTCTTGATCTTCTACAAATTGAATTTCAAAATAAGAATTTAATAAAGGTACATACACAACATCACCCTCATTAGGACGACCAGCTGCTGTTAGTGTAGCCTTATTTGCAACATGTTCCTCAAATCTTCTTTTAGATAATACTAAAGTTGTATCATCTCTAATTTCTAAACCAAACTTGTTAATGATTTCATTTTCACCAGCAAATCCTTCAGTTGTTTCAAAATACATTTCTAATAGATAAGAATCATCAAATCTACTTGAAGTGTCTTCACCTAAAACTAAGTCTCTATTTACAAGTGTACGAGGAAGATAATAGATATCCTGACCGAATATTTTTAAAGATTCGATTATAACATCTTCGTGTAATCTTTTTTCTGCGTCACTTCCTATGCCTAGGCCACCTTGAAAATAGTGATTAACTGCCATGATTTTTTATCCAATCATCATTGCCGGATTTAATTCAAAGGTACTTCTAATCTCTGTTTCTAACTTTTCGATATCAGACAAAGCCTCTGAATAAATTTGTCTTCCGTTTAATGTAATTCCACCTATCATTGCTACACCATCAAATTTTGATAAGTTAGCGCCCCATTGTTTTTTAAATAGTGATGTAACATATCTTTTTAAAAATATATCATTGTAAACATCTGTATGTGTTTCAGGATTCATTTTTCTATAAGCTTCAATAACAAGAAACTCACCGACCATTAAATCATTTGCCCAATCCATATCAATATATAATCTATTATCGTGTTGATTAAATCTTAATGGTTTTTCACCTACTAATATATGATCTAAAAAATCTAAATGTCTTAATACAATATCATAATTGACCATACTTGTTGATGAAAAATCATACAGATCATTTAATCTTAATTGATATCTAACATCAAACAAATTCATACTACCTTTGTTTGAAAATGGAAATATATTAATTACTGATATAACACTTTCAGGTACAACTATAAAGTTATTACCTTCTTTCCATGTTGTAGTAACTGAATTTTTTGTAATTGATTCCGAAGAATCAGACGTAATTCTGGTCTTGTCAGCGTCTGTATATTGATATTTTAAGTATGATCTTTGAATACCATCATAATGATATTGTGAAAAATACTGTAATGCCTCATCCAATCTATCTTCTAATTGGTCATCATCTACATTTATTTCAATAACAGGCTTACCTAATGCTCTTAAAGCGTACTGTTTTAATGTTTCTCTTGTTGCTGGTGTTGCCATAATACTATTTATACCCTTTTAATTATCTTGCCGTACAAGGAACATTATTTGTTCCTACCAGAGGAGCCTCTGCAAATGCCATGTAAATGTACGAACCACCTGCTCCGTTAACATTAGCACTTGTAAATCTTAATTTAAAACCATTTGATAAAATTTCAGTTTCTCCTGGATCAGCTTCACTACCAGAGTCATCAGCCATAAGTCTTTTATTTTCTGAATTATATCCTTCTCTTTCATTATCAAACATAAACCAATTTGACGCTCCATCAAGTCTCTTAAACATAATGAAAGCTGGTTTGAATCCTAGGTAAATAAATGGGCCATTTGCATTACTATTTCCTACATATGTACCGAATTTACTATAGCCAACTTTTTCCGAAAATACATAGGAAATAAAATTATCATTATTTCCATTACTTCCGTTATAATCACCTAAACTAAAAGAGGTAGAGTTAATAGTCACTGAAGAATTTCCCCAAACATTAACATCATCTGCTTGGGCACTATTTAGATTTAAATATAATACATTTGGATCTGATTGAGAATTAAAAGCATCTTTGTGATAAACACTCCACTGTGCGCCACTGCCATCAGTTAAATTTTTAACTATTATCATAGATGGCGTAGCACCTAAATTATGTGGAATAGTATGGCCTGCTGTACCATTACCCACATATTTTGTAATACTAAATCCTGATGTGGTATTTACAGAATAAGAATATGCTTTTCCTGTTCCCGAACCTGTTGTTGTTCCTGAACCAGTTGTTCCTGCTTTCCAATTCCATGCCACATATTTTGAACCACTGCTTGCGTTTACATCATTTGAACCTGTACTACCTGCTGTAACAGTAAAACCATCTGACCCAAAAGCATTTAAATATCCATTTTCTTCATTTGTTGCTTCACCATCACCAGAGTTTGATTTAATAGATTTACTTGCTCCTCTTACTGAATCAAATATTTTACTTGGAGTTGAGCCTGTTCGTTGTTTAATCCAGACCCAATCTGGTTGGAATCCAACCCCCGTAACTGCATTTGTAGAACCTGTTCCTGAGTAAGCTAAAGCATTAAAATGATCTGTCGATTTATTAATAGTTGTATAAGCCATTATAAGTTAAGTCCTTTCGTAGTTAAAGCTGTAAACCCGGCAGGCACATCAAATTCAAATATTCCAAATCCACTTGCGTTAGTCCCTGCTGATGATACTGCTGTTGTTCCAAAGAAACCATTACCAAAGTTATGTTGTGCCATTGTTGTAGCATAAAGAGAACATGCAGGAAAATAAAATTTTGTATTTGCACTAAAGTTTGCAATTGAATAACCACCTGATCCTGCAGTAGGATTACCACTTTTAAACCAAGAACCATTATTTTTTCTAGCATGTAATCTACCATTGTCTAAATCTAACGCAACACATATAATATCACCATTTGCAATAGTAGTATTTCCTAAATCTGATTGAGAAAAACCTGAAATTACAGCTTGATTTGTTCTTAATTCTAAAGTTCCACCATTAACATACCATGCCCAACCATATTGATTATCAGCATGGTGTTCATGTGATGGCATATTTGCAGTTTGTCCTAATTCTTCTATCATTCCTGCTTTTATATAAGGTGTTCCTGAACTTGCTCTTTTAACTTCCCAATACCATTTTCCAGAATTATTACCTAAACCAGCAATTGCTCTTTTCCAAGAAGTGCTAGCACTTGATACTGTTGTGTTACCATTAACAAATGTAACGCTAGAATTATTAGAAACAGAATTAAA